CGGCAGACGGTTGTTTACCGTTAAACTGTTCATGCGTTAGTTTCTCCACTGATACGACACGCCAAGACGCCCGGAGCTGCACACTCGCGGGCGTCACTCTTTTCTGGTGCACAAAACACACGGAAAAGAAGCGTCAAATGTTCCTGCCACTTAGCCATTACTTGATAGCTGTTCTCTTCGATTTGGGCGCGCTCTGCTTCGTCAATGACACCATCAGCAGTTGCTTTACGCAGATACTGCGAGTGTTTCCCAATCCACTCCACTGACTCCATCAGGCGTTGATTAATGTCGCCGTTCTCCACTTCCCCAACGTCAGCAAGTGGAACAAACACACCGTTTGAGTAGCGCGCGATTGCATCAGCGATATGGTTTGAACCACTAGCACGCTGGAGAACCATTGCCCAGCCAAGTGGGAAGATCTGATCTCCATCAGTGCGGAGACGGTTAAACAACGCATTTTCAGTTACACCTAACCACTCAGCTGCTTCGGAATATCCGCCCGGCAACTCGGTGATTGTTTTCTTGATAGCACCCACCAGCCAAACCGGTTGCTTATCAACTTTCCATTCAGGTTCCATGCCCACGGTTAACCCCTTCTTTCTGTGGTTATGTTTAAACTGTTGAGCCAGTAGACTTCTCATATAGCTCTGGACAAAAACGCAAATCGCCACTTGTTCGATAAGCAGCTTCCGCTGCCCTTCCCTTTGGGATCAACTTGCCTGGACGATTACGCCACTGGTAAACGGCCTCACTTGTGATTCCAAAAAAGACAGCGACTTTCTCAGTACTGCCAAAGTATTTTTCAACATCATCGGTCGTCATAACACCCCCAAATCTAAGTTTAATTAGATATTAATAACTAATCTTTCTTTGGTCAATAAAAACTAAGATTGCTTAGTTTTGTAGATTAATGGTGCTTCGATGGAAACAGTCGGTCAGCGGATCAAATCGCTAAGAAAAATTACGAAAACATCCCAAAAAGACCTTGGGAAATTTTGTGGCGTTAGCGACGTAGCGGTTGGCTATTGGGAAAAGGATGTGAACGTTCCTGGCGGTGAATCTCTTTCTAAGCTTGCTAAGTTTTTCAATACATCAATTGATTACATTCTCTATGGTACAGAATTCCAAGACAAACTAATCACTAAGATGAGGCGGGTTCCAATTCTTTCATGGGTGCAGGCTGGTAGCTTTACTGAATCAAAACCAGCAGAGATCCTCAGTGAAACAGAGCGCTGGGTTGAAACGTCTCTTCGTATCAGTGATAACTCTTTTGCGTTAGAAGTAAAAGGGGATTCGATGACGAACCCAAGTGGGCTGCCAACCATTCCACAGGGTGCTACTGTGATAGTAGATCCGGAGGCAGAACCAATAAATGGCAAGATAGTAGTAGCGAGACTTGATGGCACTAACGAAGCCACAGTAAAAAAACTGGTCATTGATGGCCCTCATAAGTTTCTTGTTCCACTTAATCCTCGCTATCCAAATATTCCTATCAACGGAAACTGCACCATTATCGGCGTGGTTAAAGGCGTTCAGTACGAAGTCTAAGTATCACCACCCACTCAAACACTAAACTAAGAAAAGTTTGGTGTTTTCACTTGACCATAAAACTAAGTTAAGTTAGATTTCATTCATCAGGGAACAGAGAGGCCGTCAACAAAGCAGCTGCTAACAGCATAGGAATGACATGATGATTCTCAGGTAAACAAAAAGCGCCCATAGGACGCTTCGCTCTTTAACAAATACTTATTCAGAAGCTTTTAAAGGGGAAACCTTATTTACGGCGTAATTACCGAATGCAAAAAGGAAGACGAACAGGCATCCCGCGGTAATAAGGAATGCTTTAAATGTGTTCCAGAAGTCATCAACTGTAGTCAACGGATTATCTAGCATAGTCAAAGCATCGAATAGAAGAGCGCAAAAGGTGCCAATAACTATATACAGGAGGATTAAAAAACCACCAGCCACTCTTGGACGAGGTGTAGGATCTGTAAAAGAAATCAGCACTCTATTAGTTCTCTTGAAGGACACTATCCATATTACAAAGCATACGAATGCCCAGCCAAGCAATGCAATCATTGTATCAAGGCTAAAATTGCTCCATGTTAATTTACCTAACAATACAGCATAAAGGATAACGCCTAACACTGAACAAATAGAACTGATCATGAGACCACGAATACCTTCATAGTATTGATCGTTTCCCTCAAAAGGTACCTCTAATTTTTCCTTAGCCACAGAGCCCTTCCTTAATTAACGTTTTAAATAACCCAAAAAATTCAAAAATATAATCGGAAAAAAAAGTGAAAACTTTAACTATATTTTTGAGTTTTCGCGCTGTGCAGAGCGCATATTACACGGAGAAACTATCCATGACGAACACACAGAACGTCACCGAATTGCAACCACGTATGACCCGCGAGCAACTGGTGGATGCAGCTCGCACCGCAGCAAAGTTCCTGCCTGTTGCGTCAGCTCAGCTGATGAACGAACTGGCTACCCGTCTGGATTACACCAGCGTTGCGCTGTGTGAGTCGATGTTACAGCGCAAGACATTGATTGACGCTTTAACCACCATAGCCAATTCCGAGCCGTTTGAAGGTGAAACTGTAGTTTGTGAATTTTCTTCATTGGTATCTGTGGCTGCAGGTGCATTGCACAAAACGTACAACAGACAATGCAAGCAAGGTATTGAAGAGGTCACCAACAATGGCTAACTCATTCAAGCAAATGACCAAGTCTGGTCTGATTAAACGCACCGATACCGGAATGTTTATCAGCCTGCACGATATCCACGTTCGTGAAGGTTTCAATAAACGCCATGACGATGATGAGCGCACCCGTCTGGCAGACGATGACCTGTTCCAGTATTTGATGAACGGTGGCGCAGTTCCCCCGCTGGAAGTTATCGCACGCGATGAAGGTGGTGTGTGGGTTGTTGAAGGCCACCGCCGCCGTCGCTGCTATGCGCGCTGTGCTGAAGCAGGTAAGCCAGTAGACCGCATCCATATCATGCCGTTCATCGGTAGCGATGTTCAGCGTCTGGCGCGCATAATGACCAGTAACAATCAACTTCCGTTGTCAGATATAGAGCAGGCAGCAGTTATTCAGGAACTGCACAACGCGTTCAACCAGACCACAAGTGACATTGCTAGGTTAATCAATAAGTCAGTAACAACTGTAAGTAAGTTGCTGCTTCTAAGTACAGCAAACCAAGATGTTCAGCGAGAAGTTAAATCTGGTACAGTTTCAGTTGAAGTAGCTGTTGAACGCATTCGTGAATATGGTGAACAAGCCGGAACTGTTCTTCAACAAGATAAAGCTATGGCTGTTTCAAAGGGTAAGAAGAAGGTTACAAGTAGTATTATCAACCCAACATTTAGTGTAAAAAAAACACGTAGAATTGTTGAAATCATAGCCTCATGTACAATTGATGATGGAGGATGCATTACTGTGCCTAGCGGCTACTTAGAGGAGCTACAAAATCTATTGTTTTTTTACAATGAAATCCAAAATTCAAAATGCTTAGATAAACTACGTCAGAAAGTTCGTTTATAATATAACATTAATTTCTCCACTCTTTTTTTCAAGCGAGGACAGATGAACCAGAATCCATTTTCAATATATGATTTCCTCGGCTACCTGATACCAGGTGGGTTGTTTTTATATCTGTTATATTTTTGCGGAATCACTCTTGACTGGGATGTTATAATTCAGTTAAAGAAAACAGCAATTGAACAGGAACCATCCCTAAGTTTACTGGGATACTCATCAATTGTTATACTTGCATATGTTATTGGCCATGCGATAGCCATTTGCTCTGCTTTTCTAGTTGAAAAGTACATGAATGATACTTTACAGTACCCTTCAATCTATCTTTTTTGGGAGTTAAATAATAACTTCAAAGATGAAGTTAAAAAAGGCTGGGGGAGAACATTTAAGTACCTAATAATAAAGGTAATATTATGGCCAGTCTGGGTTTTTGACATAATAACCTTTAATAAACTTTACTCCAGAGAGCTGACGAAGGAGTTGGCCAAACCTCTATGGAGCATGCTTACAAAATCCTATCAAAATATTTTTGCAGTGGATTTAAACCATTTAACAAATAAATATGCATTACAAGGCGACCTTTTTAGACTAGCCTACCACTACTCATATGAGTACTCATCCAATCATCAACCAAAAATACAGAACTATGTAGCTTTATATGGGTTTTGCAGGAATGTCTGCTTAGTATTTTTGATATTTTTGTGGGTTTCTTTATCTACACTTTTTATTAATTTATGGTCAGGTAATATTGCAGGCTTCACCGTTATATCGACTTTGGTTATGCTGTTGATGACATATGTTTTTTATTGTGGGTTTGTTAAATTTTATAGAAGATTTACCCTTGAAGTATTCATGGCATTTAGCGTTTTAAAAAGTAATTGATAATTAACCGGGTGCAGCCGGTTAAGTGGAGGAACTTATGTCCCGCATGATTTCTTTAATCGACTGGGCACGGGAAGAATTTGGGGATCAGGCCCCGAGTGAGCGCTTATTAAAAAAGTACGCTAAGGGCCGAATGATGGTACCCCCAGCCGTTAAGGTTGGACGCTGCTGGATGGTAGACCGCGAGGCGCGTTATGTTGGGGTAATCGCCGAACCCGTTGTCCCTGCTAATTCTAACCCCAGATTAAAACGGATCATTGCTGATGGCTGCTAGACCGAGAGCTCATAAAATTTCCATTCCAAACCTGTACTGCAAATTAGATAAGCGTACAGGTAAGGTGTATTGGCAATACAAACACCCTGTCTCAGGCAGGTTTCATAGTCTGGGAACCGATGAAGCAGAAGCTAAGCAAGTAGCAACTGAAGCAAACACCATTATTGCTGAACAGCGGACCCGTCAGATCCTGAGCGTAAATGATCGTCTAGCACGCATGAAGGGGAAAAGAACAGACATTACGGTATCCGAATGGCTGGATAAATACATCTTCATACAAGAGGAACGAGTTAAACACAATGAGCTCAGGCCAAACTCACTAAAACAAAAAACCAAACCAGTGCGTTTGTTTCGAGAGCATTGTGGGATGCAAAATTTGAAAGATATCTCAACATTGGATATTGCTGAGATAACTGATGCGGTCAAGGCTGAAGGTCATAACCGCATGGCTCAAGTTGTCCGCATGGTGTTGATCGACGTATTTAAAGAAGCACAACATAACGGTCATGTACCACCTGGCTATAACCCTGCTCAGGCAACGAAGCAACCAAGGAATAGGGTCACACGTCAGCGCCTGTCTTTGGATGAATGGAAAACCATTTATGATGCCGCTGAGAAACAAGAACCCTATCTCCAGAGCGGAATGCTTCTCGCATTGATTACTGGCCAGCGCTTGGGTGATATCTGCAACATGCAATTTAAAGACATATGGGACGACATGTTACATGTTGAGCAAGAGAAAACTGGTTCCCGTTTAGCGATCCCATTGGATTTAAAATGCGATGCTGTGGGTTTATCTCTTCGCGAGGTTATATCCAAATGCCGTGACGCAGTAGTGAGCAAATATCTCGTTCATTTCCGACACTCGAGCTCGCAGGCTATGCGGGGAGACCAAGTTTCTACCAGTTCGCTAACCTCTACATTCAAAAAAGCACGAGACAAGAGTGGACTTCATTGGGACAAAGGTACCGCACCAACCTTCCACGAACAACGCTCATTATCGGAGCGACTTTTTAGAGAACAAGGTGTGGACACACAAAAACTGCTCGGTCATAAGTCGAGGAAAATGACAGATAGGTATAATGATGACCGGGGAAAAGATTGGGTGATTGTCAGCACAAAAACGGGGTGAAATCGGGGGAGTTTTGGGGAAACATTTTGGGGAGAGTTTTGGGGAAGAATATTTAGAGGATAAAAAAACGGGAACCAATCGGCTCCCGCTCTCACGTAACCCAGAGTCTGGATTACATATTCTTGATGATCGCGTCACCAAACTCTGAACATTTCAGCAGCTTAGCGCCTTCCATCAGACGTTCGAAATCGTAAGTTACGGTTTTCGCGTTAATCGCGCCTTCCATACCTTTAACGATCAGGTCTGCGGCTTCGAACCATTCCATATGACGCAGCATCATTTCTGCGGAAAGGATGATGGAACCTGGGTTCACTTTATCCTGGCCTGCATACTTAGGTGCTGTACCGTGGGTTGCTTCGAACAGCGCGCACTCGTCACCGATGTTTGCGCCTGGGGCGATACCGATACCGCCAACCTGGGCTGCCAGGGCGTCGGAGATGTAGTCACCGTTCAGGTTCATACAAGCGATTACGTCGTATTCAGCTGGACGCAGCAGGATCTGCTGCAGGAAC